ATCTTGTGGGGAAGAATAGAGGTTACCTTCTGACCATCGTTGATATAGATATCACCGTTGCCAAATAAGAAGTGTCCACCATCAAACTCCGCTATGCAGTTCTTAGTAAGTGCGCCGACAGAAGGAGACAATTGCCTGAAGGCAAAGATAAATGGAGTCCCAACATACGTCATAGAGTATATGGAGTCCTCTTTGTAAATCATAAACGTATCGCGGAGGGGAAGGCCATCAAGGATGGCACCTTTTGAGTCAGCCAATTCATACTCGCCAGCATCAACTGTTGCGAGCGATTCATCCCATGAGGTTGGGGTGAGTTGAGTAGCGGCCTCTGTAGACCACTTGACTAACCTTGGGTAATTTATATCTGACTTAGTTACATTAAGGGCAACCAAGAAAGATCGGAACGCCCTCATTGATTCACATTCGTGAGTTGATGTCCAGTTATTTAGATTCTGCATCTTCTGGATTGTTGCGGGATTTCCAGATATCAACTCCCAATACTGTGGAACATCCACCCCATTAGTCATTACAAGCACACCGCCTATAACCGTAGCAGTCCAGTTCTCCGTAGCGTCAGCAGAATACGCACCACCAGCACCCGGCCCTCTGGTAAGGTCATACCACTTCTTAGTTCTGGTTACTGTTGCCCCGTCTAAATGGGCAGCAGCAGAACCGCCTCTTGAGCATCCTGTAAACTGGGTTGCTGATGTATTTGTATAGGGAATATCCTCAGAACCTATAGTTATAGTGCCGTTATTCTCAAAACCTATTGTACTGTCTACCGTAATAGTTGTGTCTGCATCACTAATACCACCGTCTAGGGTATCTGAAACCGAACTATTATCGTAGGCATGGATGGCCGCAGTGCCACCTATAATCCAATACTCATTAACACCTGAAACAAGGTTAGTAACATACAGGGGAGCAACAGGTACAGTATTCATCACCTCTGCGTAGCCCGGTGATTTTGTAATAGCACCATGCTCTGCTCTTACATTATTACCATCACTCCAGACATTAGGCGGTAGTTCCCAAGGATTGATATCCTTGACAATACCTACTTCTCCGACATTATTTACCGGAATCAGTGCCATTACGGAGCAACGTAGTCAGGGTCATTGGGCCAGCCAGAGGTTACATTATCTATCATAGGCACACCACCATCTTCATTGGGAGTTCCGGGTGTATTGTTATAGAGTTTCACTGCATCCAGATCAACGAGCGCATCAATCTCTGCTTCCTTTGTATTTGATATAGCCCGTATAGATGCTCTGTAACTTTTCCAGTCTGCTGGCATCACAGTTCCGCCATCATGCTCTCTGATGCTCATCCAATCGGAAGCGGAAAGTGTGGAAGATGCGATGCTCTTAACTTTGGCTTTCATGGATTTCTTCAGATCATCTACATTTCTTGGGGAAGAACCATAAGAGATAACCCATTCATTAGTGGCTGCATCAAAGTTGTACTCTTCACCGCTTGTGTTGTAGTAGCGATGATCTGCAACCGATAATCGTGCAGGGTGGAAACCAAGATTTGCCAGTTCCGCTTTAGAGAATTTACGGAATATCTGTGGGGGATAATCCACCCCATCCTTGGTAATGGCTCTTGGTGATTTTATTAGTCCATGACTTGGTGAATACCACATAATTTTATTTCCTCATCGGGCTGGGCTGTACTTAAATGGATATTCGGCAAAGGCTAAATATATATAAGTGTTGGCTGCGTTCATTGTTACATTAGTTGTTCTACACTTAAATCCATTGGACACGTAATCTATGTCAAGAGAACCGGTTGACTCTGAGTTAGAATTATTGGCCTGTAAATCATCAACCACCACATTGTAAGTAGACCTTTTGTCGTCACTCATCATCCAAGGTTGAGCGGAATCTATATTTTTTATCATTATCCAGCTTGGCCTCATTCCGGTGTAAATAAAAGTTCCATCCGCATTGTTATTTCCTTCGTAAGAACCAACCTTGCTGTAGCCCTCTATGGAATGGAAGCAGTATGCAATGAAATTTTCACTTGCATAATTAAATCTATGAGATGATGTTTCTGACTGAGCACCTAATGAGAATACTGATGCTGTTGGAGTAGTATCATTCCAACTTTTTTCAGAATAAGGTGCACCCTCATCATTTATAGGAATAGATTTTGTATTTCCTACTTCCTTACTGTAACCAGCCCAATAATAAACACCATCAATATTTTTTAGAATAATCATCTCTGGTGCTTGAGCCAATCCATGCCCAACAGTCATTGCATCTGTTTCACCAGTGTACTTAACGATACTGAAACCGGCAGTAGAGTTACTTCTACCTGATCCAGTGGTTACGGTTCCGTCAGTTGCTGGATCAAAAGTAGTTGCTGCTTTCCAACTCCATGAAGCCATGCCAGACCCAGTAGTGCTGTCAAAATGATCGTCAGTACCTACCGTAAAACCATCAGTTCCAAATGCTAATAAACCTTGATCGTATGTGGTTTCAGCAGCGGTAGTGCTTGGTGTAAGTGCTTCCTCAACTCCACGAACAGCATCTGTTACTTTAGGGTCATTCGTAGCACCTCTTGCTTTTACCCACACCATATCAGGCTGGAAGCCTAATCCTGTTTTTGCACCAGCACCATCATCATAGAGGAGCGTATTAAAATTATCACCGGGTAATTTGATAGAAGGAGCAGGAAGATTACTGGTGCAGAGTGCTAGAAAGTCTGTCGGTGGTTCGTAGTAGAAATCTCCGACACCACCAGAGTCTGCGTTTCCTTGTGCGGTTTCATCACCAGCGAATGAACTGTCTGATCCAAAGTTTGCTGTTATCTGCGAATTAGTAGCACCAGCCTGAACTGGATTATAAAATTCAGAAGTCGCAGTAACAGATATGGCAGTACCGCTATTTTGTACCGTATTGTTTTTGTAGAATTTTATTTCATCGTCATCAAGATTTAGAGCAACCCCTATGATGTCACCCGTGGTAAAACTATTTCCGTAAGATGAAGAAGAGTCATCTACTTGTTTATTACCGTCCTGTTTATAGTAAATGGATGGATCGCCTTGGTGAAGATCATCAGTTGACAGAACATTATTATTTGATGGAAAAATCCCAACACTGCAAGCGCCTCCTACTGCTTTAATTCTATTTTCCCAATACCATTTTCCGCTTGTAACACCAATAGTTGCAGTGCCGCCAAGATTATGAGAACTATCGTCATCCCCATAACCATTTAGATTTCCTTCTGTCATAGCAGTTTTTCCGCTGTATGCCAGAGGATTCCAAGTAGCAAAGTTATTAGTCGGGCTATCCACCATTTTGTCACTAGCCACTAGATTGGTTGGGGTGAAGTCGTTAGCGTTCCCAGAACTGTCTGCACCTAATCCACCATCAAAGTCAGAGTGGATCAGGAGCATGGTGTTGGCATCTGCGGTGAATTGTGTGGTTTGTGGGGTGAAGGTACTACTGTATCTATCGGTATCGGAAACACGGATTTCATCCATGTAACCATCTATACATTTATTGTCACCACTGAATCCTTCTCCGATACCAACAGCATTTCCATCAGAAGCAGCAGGCATATCGGAATAAAGAATAGAATTGGTTGCTCTTTCAACACCATCTATCCATATTTTTTTACCACCTGAAGTCCAAGTGCAAGCCAAATGATGCCAAGTATTAAGAGATAAAGATGTGGATGATTCAAGGTCATCGGCAGAGGCACCATCTACGCTTGAATAGAAATGGACATCGCCACTAGCGTCAATTCCGAAATTCATATAAGTCTCACCCTTAACAAAAACTGCCGGATTATTGTACATAGTACCACCGGTACCATCTTCAAATGCGTTCATATAGACCCATGATTCCATAGTTCCATCGGTTGAACCATTTAATAAAGATGTTGTGGCAGCTATTGACAATCTGTCCCCACTTCCATCAAAGGCTATAGAACTTGTGCCGGGGGTTGGTTGGGTATATGCGATTATGACAATACCAGCTGCAGCAGTACCGCCATTTCTACTGCTAGCAGATGAGCCACCACCACCCCCTCCTGTATTGGCAACTGCATTACCACCAGCATAGCCTGATTGACCACCGTAACCGCCACCACCCCCTCTGTTGGGGGAGTAGGTTCCACTGCTGCTTGCGTAGCCACCTGAACCACCACCACTAAAATAACCACCATTAGCACCGGTAGATGCTACATTGGCTGAGTCTGTACCGTAAGCCACAAAGGTGGAAAATAATTTACCAGTACCACCGGCTCTACCGTTTCCTGCCGAACCGGCGTCATCCTCCGCACCAGCGCCGCCACCGCCGCCGCCGTATCCTGTTACTGTTTCTTCGGCTCCGTCATTACCATATCCAGTTCCACCTCCAGAGTCGCCTTGTGTAGCCGATCCTGCGGTAGACCCATCTCCACCTGCGCCACCACCTGATCCGCCATCAGTGCCATCGAAGTCACCACCAAAATCCGTACCACCACCACCGCCACCATCAGCGGTCATAGTTAATCCGCTTCCCTCTGCGTTTACATTAAATACAGAATCATCACCTGAAGCAGCAGCACTACCGGGAGAAGCACCCTTACCAGCACCACCAGCACCTACAGTGAGGTCATACACGACACCCGGTACGACTGTGTAAGATGAATTATGGACAATTCCACCGCCACCTCCAGCACCTGCTACAGTACCTGAACACCCTCCACCACCACCGGCAACAATTAAAATTTCAGCGGAAGTTACTCCTGCTGGACAAGTCCATGTGTCTGCACCGGTAGAGGTGAAAGCGTCTATAGTTTTTAGAACTGCTCTTGTATTGGCTACATCTCCGGTTACGGTGATTGTGTGTCTTGGCGCTACGGCACTATTCATTTTTAATATGACAATACCGGAACCTCCGGTTCCACCAGTGACAGACGCTCCAGAGCCATCAGTTCCACCACCACCACCGCCAGTATTTACAGTTCCTGCGGTTGCATTATTAGAACCACCTGCTCCAGCACCTCCACCACCACTTCCACCGGCACCACCGCCATCCAATCCACCGCCTCCACCACCACCTGCAAAGTACCCACTAACACCATAATCGGAAAAGTTCGAGAATTCTTTACCAGCACCACCCGGACCTCCAGTGTTTCCAGAGCCATCTGAACCTGCACCACCTGCTCCACCACCGGGACCACCTCTTCTATGTCCAGTGCCAGCGCCACTGGCATCCGTACCATCATAACCAAACCCATATGTTCCTGAATCACCAGATTGAGTAGTTTGAATTTCTGATCCACCAGACCCATCACGATGACCACCACCACCGCCTGATCCACCGTCACCACCATTACTTCCAGAACCAGACCCATCTACTTTAGTTCCACCAGAACCCCCACCTTTAGCGGTTAATGTAGAGCCACTACCTTCCGCATTAACATTAAAAACAGTATCTGAACCATTAGTACCTTGATCTGAACCTCCAGCACCACCGGCACCAACTGTGATGTCGTATTCGGTGTCTGCAACAACCGAGTAAGAGGAGACATGAACTGCACCACCGCCACCTGCTCCGCCCCCACCGCCTCCATAACTTCTGGTGCCACCACCTCCACCTCCTCCAGCAATAACTAAAACCTCTACAGAC